GAGATGACACTGTTCGCACAGCTTTTATTCCTAGAGAAGAAGGCAATGTAATTATTACTTCAGACTTAGATCAGGTTGAGTTCCGTATGTTTGCATCTTTATCTGAAGATGAAAATCTTATTTCGCTGTTTCACAAGGCAGATGCAACTGGATCGGATCCTTTTACCGAAATTGGTCGTCAGGTTTATCAAGAACCAGATATGCAAAAGTCTGACAAACGTCGTAACCTGATCAAGGGTGTTGTCTACGGACGACTTTACGGCGCAGGTGTAGCAAAGCAAGCGCTGACTGCTGGAGTGCCAGAAGCACAGATGCGTTCTGTATCTGACTCTTTTGATGCTAATTATCCAGGAATGGCTGTATTTCAAAGGCAGATTGATCATATCGGGCAAACTCGTTTGCGTAATGAAGGTCAAGGTTATGTGCATACTTGGACTGGTCGCCGTATTCCTTGCGATGAAGATCGCACATATACTCTTGTTAATTATTTAATTCAAGGTGGAGCTGCTGAGGTATTTAAATCAAATCTTGTAAAGCTTGACCAAGCGGATCTGACCGACTACCTTATTGTTCCAGTACACGATGAAATTGTTCTTGAAGCTCCACGCAAAGATGCTGAAGAGATTAAACAGCTGGTTCGTCAATGTATGACAACTACCGAAGGTTGGGCAGTACCCCTAACTGCTGATGTTGACGGTCCTCTAGAGAATTGGGGTCAGAAGTACCGATGAAATATGTTCTTTCTATTGATCCAGGCAAAGCAAGTGGAGTAGCTTTATTGTCTTGGGACGGCACGGATGAAAATCCAAATATTTTGTTATCAAAAGAAGTACAACCAGAAGAGTTTGCTATTCCAGTAGAGACACTACTTAACTCTTATAGAAACGAAGACTCGCTTTCAGTAGTGTGTGAAAGGTTTACTATCAATGCCCAAACTGTTCGTAACTCTCAGGCTCCCTACAGCCTTGAGCAGATTGGCGTTCTTAAACATCTATGTCGTACAAACATGTATGACCCAGAACGCATAATCTTTCAGTCCCCAGCAGATGCTAAGGCCATGTTCCCAAACGAGGCTCTAAAGAAGGTAGGGGCTTGGCATGTAGGGGGAGAAGGGCACGCAAATGACGCAATCCGACACGCCTTATTGAGATTGGTTAAAACTGGCTGGAAGCCAAGAGTTCTGCTAGACTAATATGCGGTAAGATAAACTTCTTCAAAAAAGTTTTACAACCGCATATGACATAATGACAGGGAAAAGAGGATAAGTTGTCCGTAATAGCCGAAGTAGATGCCGATAAAAAGCATATCCTTCTAACTACCGACTGGCGCTTTAAAGAGCTCTGTAAGAGCCTTCCAGGAGCCTCCTGGAGCCCCAAGGATCAGGTTTGGAGAGCTCCCCTTAGTTGGACAACCTGTCTTGCTCTACGCTCTACATTTCGTGATGGATTGACTATTGGACCCAACCTAAATGAGTGGGCTACAAATGAATTAAACACCCGTATTGGCCCATCAAACGCCCTCAGAGAGCTTGAGAGCGCCGAAGGGGATGAAGACCTATTCCCGCATCAAAGAGCAGGAGTTCAGTTCCTTAAAACGGCTCGTAGGGCTTTGCTCGCTGATGAGCCTGGACTGGGAAAAACAGCACAAGCCATTCGTGCTCTTAAGGCTATCCAAGACTCTGGAGAAGAAGTCTTCCCAGCCTTAATTGTCTGCCCTAACACTTTAAAGAAGAACTGGGCTCGTGAGTTTGCAAGATGGTGGCCAGGAGTTAAGACTCAGGTTATTAAGGGAACAGCCAGTCAGCGTAAGAAGCAATTCGAGTCTGGTGCTGATGTTTATATTATTAATTGGGAGTCGCTACGCTCTCATTCACGTCTTTCTGGTTATGGATCCATTGCTTTAGTTCACTGCAAGGCTTGTGGTGGTCTCAATGAATCTGTTACAGAGACACGTTGCGAAGTTCATCCTAGAGAACTTAACAAGATTGATTTTAAAGCTGTAGTTGCAGACGAGATTCACAGATCTAAAGATCCAAAATCAAAGCAGAGCCGTGCTCTTTGGTCTGCCACTGGAGATGCAGATATTCGTTTTGCACTCACTGGTACCCCAATTGCTAACAATGTTGTTGATCTTTGGGCAATACTTCACTGGCTGTCTCCAAAAGACTGGCCAAGCAAAACAAAGTGGATTGATCGAATGATCGACATCATGCTCAATGCATTTGGTGGAATGATGGTTATTGGTGTCAAACCAATGATGCAAGATGAATTTTATAAATCTGTAAACCCTGTTATGCGTCGTATGCTTAAAAAAGTTGTACTTCCACATCTACCTCCAGTATTAAATGAACGTAGAGATGTTGAGATGTCACCTAAGCAGAAGAAAGCTTATGAACAGATGCGTGACACGATGATTGCTGAACTTGAGTCTGGAGATGCTCTTACAGCTCCAAGCATTCTGACTCAGACAACTCGACTACTTCAGTTTGCAAGTTCTTATGCAGATATGGTTGTTGATGAATCTACTGGTGAGATGAAAGCCATTTTGTCAGAGCCATCCTGTAAGGTCGATGCTCTTATGGATGATATTAGTAATGGCGATTTTGGCGATGACTCTGTTGCTGTCTGTGCAGTCTCTAGACAGCTTATTGAACTTCTAAGTGCTGCAATGACTAAAGCAAAAATTCCTCATGGGCTTATTACTGGTGCTCAAAATGAAGATGAGCGTCAAAAGGCAGTAGATGATTTCCAAGAAGGTCGCATCAAATGGATTCTTTTTACTGCACAGGCTGGTGGTGTAGGAATTACCTTGACTACAGCCCGTCGCTTAGTTATGCTTCAAAGGCCGTGGTCACTAGTTGATCACAAGCAAGCTTTAGATCGTGTACACCGTATTGGAAGCGAGATCCACGATTCGATTTTAATTATGGACTATGTAACTGAAGGGACTCTTGAAGAACGAGTTCTTCAGGTTTTAGAAACAAAGTCTGACAACTTCGAACAAATTGTTCGAGATAAAGATCAACTGATGAAGTTGCTTAAAGACGATAAGGCAGGGTTACTATGAGCGATGTTATAAGACTTTCTAACTCAGAACTCCAAACATTTAAAGATTGTCGACGTAAGTGGTGGCTTACCTACTACCGACGTTTGCAACCTAAGTACAAAGATATGACTGGAGCTCTTGCATTTGGTAGTCGAATTCACGCAGCTTTGGATGCTCACTATGCAGAAGGTCGTCCTCTTATTACTGCTCACGCGGAACTAGTTGAGGCAGATCGTCAGTTACTACTTGCAGATTTTCAAGATACTCATCAGCTTGAACAAGAAGCTGAAATGGGTCGCATCATGCTCGAAGGTTATGAGCAGTGGGTGGAAGAAAATGGAATTGATGCTGAACTAGAAGTTATCTCTACAGAAGAGCAGATTATTGCTCCACTGTTTAATGGTGAAGTAGAACTTCAAGGAAAGCTTGATATGCGTGTTCGTCGCAAGGCTGACGGAGTCCGTATGTTCCGTGACTTTAAAACTGTTGGTGGTTCTCTTAGCGACTTTGCAAACCTTGCTCCTATGAACGAGCAAGTTCTAACCTACATGCTTCTTGAATCTACAAAGAAAGATGAAGCAGAGCGCTCAGAAGGTGGCATTTTTACAATGCTAAAGAAAGTAAAGCGCACAGCAAATGCTCGTCCTCCTTTTTACGATCAAATTGAAGTTCGACATAACATCTTTACAATGCGTTCTTTTTGGAATCGCATTCACGGAACTATTGCTGATTTGATGAATGTAAGGAAAGCTCTTGACACGGGAGCAGAACCATCATATGTTGCATACCCACGACCAACTCGTGATTGCAAATGGAAGTGTCAATTTTTCGCTATATGCCCGATGTTCGACGACGGAAGCGCTGCCGAGCAAGCACTTAGCGATTCATATGAGGTCGCAGACCCATATGCGTACTACGAATCAACCGAGAAAAAAGGAAGCGAGTGACGATGAGCGAAATTCAACGCTCTCTTACTGTAATGGTGTACGGAGAGAGCAAGGTTGGTAAATCAAGTCTTGCTGTCACCGCACCTTACCCACGACTCATGCTTGACGTTGAAGGCGGTCACAGGTTTTTGCCTATCGTCGTTAAGTATTGGGATCCACTGCGTGAGGAACCACCTCTAGCAGATGGGACATGGGACACTGTTGTAGTTACAGTTCGTGATTACGACACTGTTCTAAAAACATACCAATGGCTTCAACTTGGAAAGCATCATTTCAAGAGTCTGATTATTGACTCTGTATCTGAGCTTCAAGTGAAGTGCTTGGAGAACATTGCTGGTGTTAATCAAATGACACAGCAGCAATGGGGAGAGTTGCTACGTCACATGGGCGGTCTCTTACGAGATCTTCGTGACCTAACAATGCATCCAACCAATCCGTTAGAAGCGGTAGTCCTAACTGCAATGGCTCGTATTGATAAGGATGGTCGTTATCGTCCATACTTACAAGGACAGCTAGCAATTCAGGCTCCATACTTCTACGACATTCTGGGAGCAATTACCGTTGAAGAACGGATGAATCCAGATCCAACTCAACCTCCATACAAAGTTCGTCGTATGTATGTTGAGCGCACTAATTCATACGAAGCTGGCGAGCGTGTCCAAGGACGCCTCGGTAAAGTCGTAGAACAACAAGACATGTCAATTGAGCGAATGCTCGACATTGTTTTTGGACCAAAACAAGCAGCGGCAGCTGAAACAACTACAAAGGAAGAAGGCACTCAGTGAGTTCACGCAATTGGGCAGACCTCATTAAAGACGCTGGTGATTCGGGTAATTACGAACCGCTACCAGACGGCGATTACGATCTCGTAGTCGTTGAAGCCACTGCGACAACATCGCAATCTGGCAAAACCATGTTCAAAGTAAAGGCGCAGGTTGAGGGCGGAGCTCACAACAAGCGTCTTGTATGGGACAACTTAGTTGTCTCACCAGATTCTCCAGCAGCGCTGGGAATCCTATTCAAGAAGTTCCATGCCATGGGAATTGGTCGTGGATACTTCGATAACAACCCAACCAATGCTCAAATTGAGCAAGCACTTATGGGTCGTCGATTCCGTGCACAGATTGGTAGCCGTCTATATAACGGCGCTAAGAAGAACGAAATCAAGAATTACTACCCAAGCGCACAGACAGTTGCTGCAATGAATGGCGAGACAGCCGCTCCTGCTCCTGCAACTGCTGCTGCACCTGCTCCAGCTCCTGCACCAGCGCCAGCACCTGCTGCCGCTCCTGCTCCTGCTGCAGCTCCAGTATCACCGTTCTAAAGCTGGTTTTGCTAGGTTGCTACCCAACGATTTTTGTTGGGTAGCAATTTAGTAATCCAAGAGAGAGAAGAAATGAAAATACTAGTTACTGGATGCACAGCATCTCAGTCGTCCCATAACGCAATAAGTCGTTATCCGACCTTTACTGGTCTTATTCATGATGCTTTTGTTGAATTAGGGCATGAAGTTTTTCTTACAAAGCCACATCTGTCGTACTCAAAAGAGTTTTTAGATCGTTTTGATTTAATATTTGTCGGTCTAGCTTCTCCATCAAATCTATCTGCTCACTACTCATACGGAGCTTTTGCTTTGGCTAATAAGGCAAGAGAGCTTGGAAAGCTTCGTTTAATTGTTGATATGCCAGAGCCACAGAAGATTAGAACAACTATTAGGGACTTTAATACGGGAACAGATAGTTTTTATAAAGATTTTTACTCTAAAAGAATTCAGTTTAGCGAAGCTTCTATCCCAGAAAATAAAAAACAGATTTTAAGTTTTGTGGACTATTTACACAATGAAAAATGGGAGCAGACATTTGTCCCTAGTATGCCTTGGTTCTCAAAAAACATTATTACAAAAAATATTCCAAATTTAGATGAAGACAGTGTCGTATCTTTATGCTACGACAGAGTTCTTATAGATCAAGCTGAAGATAGGTTTTCTGAATCTAAAAAGACATATTGGTGTGCCGATAATTACAAGTCTGCATGGACAAAGAAAGTGTCAAAAAGTTTGACTCTACCTGTTCAACCAACAAGAAATAATAACTACAGCACAAATGAGATGGTTGTATCAAAGATCAGTGGAGCAGTAGGAACTTTGATTAGTACCTATCAAGGAGGAGATCCTTGGTGGTCTGTTGCGATATCTCAATCACTCATAGCAGGGGTCCCTGTTGTTACTGAATGGCGTCATACCGCCGAGCTAGGAGCAGAATGGGCGTATTTACCGTCAACAATAGAGGAAATGAGCCCAGTCGAAAGAACAATGGTGGCTCAGAGTCAAAAAGATTTTTACAGAGAGGCAGTGCCGTCATACGCAGACTCTCTGGAAAAAACAGCGAGAGCTCTGGACAACCAGAGCCAGTTGTCGTTAGTCTAGGCAAAACTGTACGAAAGGACAGCAAAATGGCCAAAGTAGATATGCCGTGGGTCAAAGAACAATTGACCAACAATCGCACAAAGCGAGTTGTTGGAGATCATGTTCTTGCCCTACTAGAAAAGTGGGAGGGTTTGAAAAACACAGATCCAGATCCACAAAAGAACGAAGCAAACCTAAGTCAGATTGTTGAGCTATTCAGCAAGCTAGCTTTGGGCCATGCAATCATTGTAGAAAATAAAAATGAGCATTGGGTTCCAGCGCAAGCGGGTCAAATTGTTATTGCCGATGAAGTTCGAGTCAAGTGGAACGCATTTGATGGAGAAATGGGCAAACTACACAATGGTCGTCGTGGCAAAGTAGTAAGTATTCGATACGGTGACATTATCGTCAAAACAACGGACGGTAGAGAACCTGTCTTGGAAGGATTTCACTACACTCCTCAACAATTGGAAAAGCGGGTTCCATAGTGAACTCAGCTACTTTTAAATTTAGAGTCGATGGTAGCGATTACCAAAACATACAAGAAAAAGCTAAAAAAGAGTTAGCTGGATTTATGGAGATTGGATCTGAAGATCTTGGTAAATACGTTAGCTATGAGTTAGAAATAGAACCTAATCAAAAATCAAGTAGTACTTATTCCTATACTGCTTTAGTGACTGCGAGGTTAAAGAATGTCTGAGAATATAAACAACACTGTTCCCCCTGTTAATGAATATATGAAACAGACATCTGACAACCCATACCGAGTAGAAGCTCTTAGAGAAGCTGCTCGGATCACTACGCAGGATAGAAATGCTAACTATGGCGGACCAGAAGAAAACTTTACAAGAACTGCAAAAATCTGGTCTGTCATTCTTGGACAAGAAATTACTAATGAGCAGGTTGCAATGATGATGGTTGGCCTAAAAATGGCACGCTTTGCTCATGGATCTGGCTTCCAACCTGATACATGGATAGATATTGCTGGATACGCAGGATGTGGTTATGAAGTAGGAAAGATAGCGTCAGAACAAAACAACTAGTTTCTTGGAGGGGAACATGTCTGAGCTTGTACCACCTTGGCAATATACACAACCTCTCTGCGCTGAGATAGGCGCAGAGTTGTTTTATATGGAAGATAAAGATGAAGAAGTTGTAGGACAAAGACTTAGCGGATACGTTGAAGCAAAGAAAATATGTATGTCGTGCTCTCATCTAAAAGAGTGCGGTGAGTGGGCTATTAGAAATGAAAAGTATGGATTTTGGGGTGGATATTCTCCAGTTGAAAGAAAACAAATTCGTGGTAAATTAAATATAATACTTGAAGAAAATCTCCCCTCTGCTTCATAAGAGTAGACTATTGTCTTAACCTAGTGAAAGTTGGACTTATGGCTGCTGAACCAGTTATCAGTCCTGTACCCGTCTGTGAATCTTGTTGGATGAAAGAACATGCACGTTGGGAACCAGAGAGCATGGATAAAAATGGACGGATTTTAATGCGTTTAAAAGGGGTAGATCTACCTAACAAAACAGGTGTAGGCACGGTAGAAGTTTGCGCTATGTGTGGAGCTGTGACTGTAGCTGGGATATATGAAATGAAGCTCAGCAGTGAAGTTTATTTTTTAGAGCAGCAGACTCCAGATTTTGAAGTTAATATTAATCCTGAAGATGAAGAGTTTTAGGAACAGATATGAAGACTGATAGACCAGGTGACTTCCTATGGGAAGAGTGGGACGGCTCTGGATATGATTCTACTGTTGACTGCTCAGTGATTTATTACACTTTTGATCACATAGATTTAGATAATGACTTAGTTAGAAGAGCTTTAGCCTCTGCTCTACAAAGAGATGGAGTAGCTATATCTTTAGGAGATGGATTTAATTTAATAGAAAAGTGCACTCCGCAGTACGGGTGGACTGGAATAATAGAAGATGAAGAAGATTATGTGGTTTGTAACGAGTACGGTGAGACAGAGTATGGAGATTTAGTCGACTCTATCCTTCCTGCAACTTGGATAGAAATATAATTTAAATAATTGCTGTATAACCGATAATTTTATAGTTTATAGTCTACTATAGTTATGTGTGGAAACCAGCAGAAAATCTTAATTGGCAATCAGAAGCTACTTGCGCCAAGCCATCTAATAGATACGCTTTAGACTGGTTTTTCTCTAAAGACTTTAAAGAAAAGTACGCAGCAAAGAACATGTGTTTTACCTGTCCTGTGCGCTCAGAATGCCTTCAGTGGGCTTTAGAACACCGTCAGATCTGGGGCATTTGGGGTGGAAGAGATGAGGTTGATATTCGCAGAGCTTTATCCGTGTCTTACAGTGGTGAAGAAACTAGACGACGCAGATTTCCAAACTGTCCATATTGCACAGCTCGTCCTTCTAAACTAGAAACATCTATAGAAGAGCTACCAAATGGTGGACGCTGGACAACAGCAAAAGTTGTTACTTGCACAGAATGTGGCTTTGCTTGGAGAAGTCGTACTAGCGCAAATGCGGTTGAAGCTTACAAAATAGAGCGTAGTGAAAAATCTAATAAAAAGACTAAATCTAAAAAATCTTCCTCGTCCAAACCTGCAAACCTTTCTCCAAAACAGTAACTTTATTTGCATAAGGAATTAAAAATGCATCAATTCCAGTCTTAGGTTGATCCATTTTAGGTAGAGAAGATCCCCACATATAGTCATCAAAAGCAAGTATTCCCCCGTTATTTAAACAAGAGTAGCCGTCTAAACCATCTCTAAGTGCCCAAATTGCGTGATGATCTGCATCTACATAAACAAATTCATATTTTTTGTTGTTTGTTTTAAAGAACTCTTTAGTTGTCATTTTCTTTTTAATGAGCTGGCCTGAATCAAGAAAAGATCTTAACTTTTGATCGTAGGTGTCTTCTACGCTTTTCCAGTCCATATCCATATGCTCTTCTTCTTCAGAGCCCTCCCATGTGTCAACATCTGTCAAAGTTGATTCTGGGTGGGTAAGAACGTTATCAAAAAGCCATACAGAAGCATCTCCTGTGTATGCCCCTAGCTGCAGAAAATCTACTTTTACATCTTTATATGCAGGTAGAAATTTAGAGAAGTTATGGATTGCCCCACCTTCAATAAACCAATTAGGGTAGGTCATGCCTTTAGCTCACAAAACATTAAATTTTTAGCAAGTCTTTCCTTATGTTCTGGAGTAGCAATCTCTAAAGCAGCTCTAGCGTGAATAACTGCGTCTTGATATCTTCCTAAGTTATAGGCAGCAATCGCTGCCATATCGTGTGGTGTATGACCCCAAGCCTCTGCTTCGCAGAGATATTCCATAGGTTTTACTGTAATTGCTAAGGCTTCTGTTGCTTTTTCGTAACACTCTTCCCACTTAGCAGCGTGGTAGTAGTGCTGGGCTAGATCAACGTATGGTTCTCTACGTTCTGGAGCTTCTTTTATTGCTAATGTAAACCACAACTCTGCATCTTCTTTAGATAGTTTGCCAAGAAAACGCATTGAAGCTGCACGCTCTGGAGCCCATCTTGCTCTGTGAAGTTGTAGGTGACGTTTAAATTGTTCCTTTGCTTCATCAAATCTGTTATAAAAATATAGCTCTCTTGCATAATAAAAAGCATTTCTATCATCACTTGGATCTTCTTCAACAGAAATCTTTAGTAAGTCTAAATACTGTCCTCGTGATTTCGTGTTATCTGCATGGTGCTCCATAGTTGCTTGAGTCCAATATTGAACTTCTTGCATACGATCAGGAACTAAAATTTCGTGTACTGGATGCTTCCAACGATAGCCATGGCGAGCATGAATTTTATCTCCGCCAAAGGTAAGTCCTGGAGTGCCGTCTTCATTCCAATTCCAAATATAGTTATACCTAGGGCGAGTGGCTTTAGCTTCAAATGCTTTTTCAAGCTCTGCTTTCCATCCCGGCAACATAATCTCATCCATATCTAGAGGGATGCAGTAGTCAATATCGGCTGGAAGTAACCCTAAAGAAACGTTTCTTGCTTGATCAAAGCGCCAAGGTTTTACACAAATAGGTACGACATTAATCCCTAAAGCAAGAGCTTTTTCAACAGTCTTATCTGTTGATCCTGTGTCGGCAATGAGTAGGTAGTCTGCTTCATCTTTTACAGAGTTGTACCAAGTCTCTACAAACTGTTCTTCATTAAGGGCTATCGTATAAACAGCTACTTTCATTCTGTTTCCTCTTTTATCCCATCTTTATATAGAAGAACTGAATGCTTAAACTCTACATCTCTTTTACTTATATACCCGCCATCTTGATCTAGTTTTGCATCAGCAATTTCTTTGCTAGGAGCTAGTATCTGAATAGTCATAGTTACTTCATATGTGTAACAAGAAGTATCTTTGTACATATCTTTTAAATCTGTAGACTCTGTGTTTTCTGTCATTAGTTGTCCTTTTCTATTCTTTATTTATTAATTTAGTAAGGAGTTGCCCCACTAATACTATTGTTTTCCGTTCCTGACCAAAAACCATTGCTGCCTCCGTCAAAGTAGGACCCTAAGGTATTTGACTTCTCTAGCATAACAGAGTCCACATAGAAAATCTCCCCTGAAGTGGTAGAACTAGTAACAATTCTGATACTCATAAAGTTTGCAGACCCTTGTTTTGTCACTGATCCACTTAAACGCACCCAGTCTCCTGTATATGATAGATTTTGAATTCCAATATTTGAAGCAGATACCGTACCTGCTGAGAGGGTGTCTTCATATTGAAGCTGTCTTATAAAATAGTTTGCTGGTGAATTACCGCTGGCAAGTTTTACATACGCACTTATATAATAAGTTCCTTCGCCACCAACTAAAGGAATAAAAGTGTAAGCAGCAGCAGAACCAGAAGCGTTAGTTACTGATAGAGATGCCGCCCCTGTATTAAATTCAGATGTTGTTCTAGCAAGTGTTGCTGAAGCGACAGCTGACCAACCAGTAATGTCTACTTCAAAAGAAGGATTGCGTACATAATTAACTCTATATCCAAGAGCTTTTGGTTCGGCTTTATTCTTTAAAAACCCAGCTCCGCTAGCTATTCCTAAACTTAATGGCATACCTAATCCTAACTATGTAAGCGCTACGTCGCCAGCAAGGACCCATTCGTCAGTTGCAATTTTAATTATAGACGCTGTTGAATAGGTAGCTCTTAGTTTGTTTGTAGGAGTTGCTCTCACAGTTACTCCAGTATCACCGCTAATAGTTACTTGTCCAGCACCATACTGCATAATATCTATTCTTTGCCCAACGCTATAAGCTACTGCAGAGTTTAATGGGACAATGATGGACATTGAAGTTGCCTTTGTGCATCGAATAAGTTTTCCTGCATCTGCCAAAACTAATGTATATGTGTCAGATTTAGTTTCAATTACTTGTGCTGTATCCCAAACTCCTTGTGCACCTGTAGGTCCAGTTGCACCTGTTGGTCCAGTTACTGCTGGTCCCGTTGGTCCCGTTGGACCTGTAACTGTAGAGGCTGCTCCAGTAGCACCTGTAGGTCCAGTTACTGATGCACCAGTATTACCAGTTGCACCAGTGGCACCAGTAGCACCTGTCGCACCAGTTGGGCCCGTAGGTCCACCTTCAGGCCCTGTTGGTCCTTGCGAACCTGTAGGTCCTGTAGGTCCAGTTACTGCTGGTCCCGTTGGTCCTGTAGAACCTGTTGGACCAACAAAAGGTCCAGAGTTAACCCATGCAGAATTTTGATCGTCCCAAATATAAACATTTGGTGAAACTATATACGCATCTCCCGGATTACCAGTAGCGTTATCTGCCTCAAGTAACTCTATAGTTGCATAAGAACCTAATATAGAAATACCAGAACCTTGTGGTCCAGTTGAACCTGTAGGACCTAAAGGTCCTTGAGGACCCGTTGGACCAGTTGGTCCTGTAGGAGCAATTGTGGCTACAGTATTAAATCCACTTCCTGTATACAAACCAACTGCGTTAGTAGAACTATTAACCCAAATATCTCCTACTTGAGGAGTTCCTGGTTGAGTAGATTGATAAACAATATTAGAACGACCACTTGATTCATAAGCAACTGTTGCTGAAAAAGATGCATTTGCAGTGCTTGCTGCAACCCAAATTTTATCTCCAACAGTCATTGCAAATCTAAAAGTTTCAAAAGACTGTCCTACTGCAACAAGCAAACTGCTAACAATGTAAACACGAGTGCTAGGATTTCCTGGAGACTCAACTGGCTCAACATAAACAGTTGCTGTTAAATCTACAGCACCTTTATTTGCAATAATTACAGAAGCAACACATGCGACATCTGCAGTAGCAAGTTCTGTAAATGTACTTACGAAGGCAGCAGGAGATGCGACTCCTAAACGTTTTACTGGCATTTACAGCTCCTTCTCTTCCACATCCAAATATGGTGTACTGCCATAATAGCCATAAGAGCCCACATTAACTGCATCTCTGTAAAAGGAAACGACCAGTCGGTAGAAGTAACTATTGTCTGATCATGGTTATCATGCTCCATTAGTTTCTCCCTCTACTAAAAAAACCTTTCCTTGATAACAGCAATGATCTGCTCCTTCAAGAGTTTCTACAGCTGTATTGTATACACCTTCAAGAAAATCTTCACGTCCAGTTGCCCATACTACATCTGAAATTAACACTGTCTTGTTCTCAGAAATGTTTTTAATAGTTAGGTTAAGCAGTGGAGCGTTTTCGCTCTCTTCTGCTTTCCATTCAAAGTTGCCTACGGTCTCCATTATCATATCGCTGAAATGTCCTTAATCGTAATGACTCCAAGCATTCCGCTATGTATTGAGCATTGGTAAGCATATGCTCCATTTATATTTGCTGGTACTTGCCAGTATAAAGTTCCTGTTACCTTACCTTGAGCAGAAGAACCTGTAGTAACTGTTCCATCGGTAGCAACATGAATTAAACCTGTGTCGTAGTTTGCTGCACCAGATGCAGTCTTAATTAAAAAAGGATGACCTGTTACAGCTAAATTAAAAGCAATTGTTGTTCCACTAATTGCATATATTGTTGGATTGTTTCCGCTGTATTGATTGTTAAAAAGATATGCTGTAGAGCCGCTATTCGTTACAGACAATCTAGTAATTGCAGAGTAAGCAACCTCGTCAATACTAATT